ATTATATACGGAACAGGAGATTTACAGATAACGATTAACGATACTACTGTACAGATTAATAATGTTGATGAAAGAGTTTTGCTAGATAGCAAACTTTTTTTATGCCTAGATAAAGATAATAATAATAAAAGTATAGATATGATAGGAAATTTCCCTTTGTTAGATAAAGGGGAAAATACTATAACATGGATAGGAAGTATAATCAAGTTAGACATAGAACCAAGGACTATTTATAGATAGGAGGGAGTATTATGAATAAAGCAGTTAAAATATGTATTTTCAATAAAAATACTCCTAAAGAAACGGTAATTTTGAGTAATGGTGATGCAATACTTGATAATATTTGTACAAGCTGCAAAGTTACAGAAAATTTAGATGGGACATATGGATTAGATGCAGAGTTTATAATTGACGATTATGGATTGTGGGAATATCTACAAGAAGAAGCTATATTAAAAATAAAGGTTGATTATGGAGATGAATATTTCAGGATAACAAAACCAAGAAAAACACGAAATAGAATAATCATATACGCTATACAAGTCACAATATATGAAACTATTCACTTATGGCTTAATGATGTAAGGCCTACTGGATTAAATGGAACAGCAGCAATAAATTGGATATTAGATGGGGCGGTAGGAGTTAAAGAATTAGAAGTATATTCTAATATATCTGCATCTAATACTGCTTACTATGAAGATATGAATATGTATAAAGCTATACATGATTGTGATCAATCATTTCTCAACCGCTGGGGAGGAGAAATACAAAGAAGAGGATATCTTTTAAAAATACTTGATAAAGTAGGAAAAGATAGAGGAGTACAAATAAGGTCATGTAAAAATTTAAAAGGATTTGAAGCAAATACAGATGTAGATAGTATTACAACTAGAATTAAACCAAAAGGTTATGACGGAATAACCATTAATGGCTTTATAGATAGCCCTATATTGAATAATTATGCTAGAGCTTATACTAAAGAATTTACTTATAGTGATGTAAAAGTAAAATCTTCAGAGAGTGAAACAGAAGGATTTAACACACTAGAAGAAGCTCAGGCCGAACTAAAAAGGTTAGCACAATTAGAATATACCGAAAATAATGTAGATATTATAAGTGCTGATTACACTATAGATTTTGTAGATTTAAGTCAAACTGAAGAATATAAAGACTACATAAAAGCTGAAAGAGTTTATATAGGAGATAAAGTTTCAGTTTTTGAAAGTAAATTGAACATAAATGTAGTTGTAAGGGCAATAGAAAGAAAATACAATGTTTTAACACAGAAAGTAGAAGAAATAAGACTATCAAATAAAGATATAGGTAGAAAATCAATAAATGACGTAATGATTGATATTTCAAAGGATATAGAAAAGAATGATAATTCAATAGAAAAATGGATACAAAGTTTTATAAATTCAGGAATAAAGGACAGTTATGTATTTTACAATAAAGAAGAATTAGTTGTATGTGATAGCCCTACTATAGAAGAAGCTATACATGTATGGAGATTCAATAAAAATGGATTAGCACATAGTGCAAATGGATATCAAGGACCATATGATGTAGCTTTAACAGCAAATGGCCAAATAAATGCAAATATGATTTTAGCGGGTACATTAAAAGGACAGTATATAGATGCTAGAAATCTAAATGTTATAGATGGAAACGGGAATGTAACCTTTTCAGTAAGTAGTGATGGAATTGTAAGAATGATACAAGGGCTTATAGATGTATCTGATGAAGGTATACGAATTAACTTAGAGGACAGTGAAAATAATATTGTCGGCTATGTAATATATGACGGACAAGGTGTTCAAATATTTACAAACGATGATGAACCTATTAGTTCTTTTCACAGAGAAGGGGCTTATACAGAAAAATTAGTTACTGAGAAATTAATATGCCCTCAAATTGTACAAATAGCTGATTTTAATGGGTGTCCTCTTGATTGGTATATAGCACCAACTGCTACTGGAGATGGCACAGGTAAAAATGAAAATAATAAAGCTAATTCTTTAAAAGATGTTCTTAGACATATAAAGCAATACGGATATAAATTTAATAATGTAATTACTATTCATGTTGAAGATAATTGTATTTTAAATGAAGATATAGTAATACAAGACTTCATGGGTACATTATTTAATATAGTTTTTGGAAAGAGTGTTATTATTAATTGCAAAAAATTTAAGATGGAAGATTTGCTTAGTAGAATGATAATAGAATATGATGCAGATAAGAGGTTGGTAGCAGGTGAAATAACTCAAACAGACTATAATAATTATCCAATTATAAATTTAACTGATTCTTCTTTAGAAAGTTATGTAATTTCTACATCTAATGTAAATTATGTTGAATTGAGAGGTATAAGATTTCATGGCGTAGAAGGAACTACAGGTGTTGGTTCATTTGCTGCTTCTAATATAGTTATAGATAATTGTGACTTTTCAGGAGTAAATAAATGTGTAGTTGCTGATGGTCAAAGTAAAGTTTCACTAGGTTGGAGTTCAGGAAATGTTGAAAAAATTGCAAGTATTTACGATGGTAGTATATTTACTTCAAGTAGAATAATACCAAAATATTCAGATGATGAAATGGTATATGTTTCAGAAAATGCGATATTTATACCTAATACAAATGGTTATACTCAATTCGATACATTATATACTCCTACAACAACATCTACAAGCACAAATTTAACAGATAATATTTGTATAGATACTGCTAACTTATATACATTAGTAGAGGGTGAAGGCGAAGAGGATGAACAAACCGTACCAAGAAAAGGATATACAGGGCAGGGCAAATATAAAGAAAACTCAAAATCACATAGAGGGTATATCAAATTACCTGTAAGTGTAATCAAAGATGTATTATCAAATAAAAAAGAATACAATGTAAAACTTAGAATGACAAGACTCAATACGGAACATGGTTACAATAGTAAAACACCACATCCGATTATTAGAGCGGTAGGTGGAAGTAGCGGAACAACAGATTATTGGGACAGTAATATTAAATTTGCTAGAGGAGAAACACAAGATATAACATTGCCTGCATCAATAGTACAAGCTATAGAAAAAGGAGCTACTTCATTAGAATTATTCGTAAATAGCAATCAATTAGAACAGTATTCTTTCTATGGAGATGTAAGCCTTATAGTAGAAGGTACAAATAGTAATCCTGGAGAGGAAGATAAACCAAGTGGTCCAGTAGGTACAGGTGAAACTGCTTATAATGCAACTGGTACAACAACAGCTAATCTTAATGTGAGAAAAGGAGCTGGTGTAAACTATGGAATAATTACAACTCTACCACAAGGAACAACAGTTACAATAGTTGCCAAAGACAATGCCACAGGTTGGTACAAAATAAGTTACAATGGAGCTTATGGTTATGTTTCAAATAAATATATCACTATAACATCAACAGGGACAACAATAGATCCTACAATTATTCAAGATTTCCCATATGCAGATGAAATGGTAGAAGTTGGACTAACATATTGGAGAGTGTGTGACAATGAATATACACAAGGTCAATCATGGTCACAAGGTTTTACCTATAGAAGTGCAAATACTCCGCTTAGTGGTAGCTGTACAGCTGACCAAGACGTTGCCGATTCATTATGGGTAGCAGTTACTAGAAGTGGAAAGACAAGACATTATAAAGCAATAGATTGTAGTACATTCTCAGGCATGATGACAAAAGGACTTGAATATGCGAATGGTCCATATGCCAATAAAACAAACTTTACTAATTTCCGTAAAGATAAATTGCAGAAAAGTAGTAAGAGTTGGGCATTTAACATGGTCAAAGCAGATGGTACATGGGCAAGAGAAGCAGCAGCTCAATGTGAGTATTTCGATAGAGTCGGCCTTGGAATTGTATATTACAGAAATGTAGATACAGGAAAAACTTACGGAAGCAAAGGCTCAACTGATGATAATTTCTCACCAATAAAAAAAGGGGACTTAATATTCTATTCTAAAAAAGACTCTAGCGGAAATTGGAAACAACCTAATAGATATATGAAGGTTTCTCATGTAGCAGTATGTTATGGAGATAATTCTAGTGGTAAAAAGTCAGTTATAGAATCTACAAACGGAACTATGACAAAGAATCACACGTTTGATGACGGAACAACAATTAATGCCGGTATAAGAATAGTTTCTATAGCAGGTAATTCGGGATATGCTGACGATATTGTAATGATAGTAAGACCTCAACCTACCCATTATGACGGAACATTACCAGGAGGTGGAACAGAAAGTGGTGGTACTGGTGGAGGTACAACAGGCGATGGAGTAACAGATGCTGGTACAACTGAATATACAAATTGTGTTTCAGAACAAGGTACAATAGACGGCAATAAATATGTATATAAATTAAAAACTTGTAAAATAACAGCTTATGGTGGAGACAGTGGAAGTGCTTGTAATATACCATTGAATTTGGGGAAAACTTGCGGTTCGTTCAATTTACCATTCGGAACAAAAATCTACATTCCAAGCCTTAAAGGTAAAAGTATTACAGATGGTAACGGGAAAACAGTAATTTGCGATGGTATATTTACAGTAAATGACACGGGCGTAGGCGGAACAGACTTTGACCTTTACATGAGTACTAAGTCAGATACAAATGCAGAAAGTGTATTTGGAAATACAAGAAGAGAAGATGTCTACATTCTTAGTTATGGCAGTGGATATGGTTATGCTTGGTCATACACACAAAGTTATAAATGGGCTTACAATAATGGAACTTTAAGCGCTTATAAAGTGGCTTTCAAAGACTACATAAAATATGGAGGTACGTTAATAAACTTCCTTAAATTCAAAAATGATGATGCAAATATAAGAAGCTCAACTTATTGGAGCATATTAAACAGTTAATAGGAGGTGTATTATGAGAGATTATGATATAGAGAGTGATTTAAAGCAGGAAAAATTTCAACATCTAAAATTAGTTCAAGGTGATAGAGGGAATAAAATAAAAATAAATGTGTATGAAGATGGGCAACCAGTAAATCTAACTGGTTGCTCTATTACTGCTAAATACAAAAGAGCAGATGGACAAGTAATAAATGGATCCGTAATAAATATATCTAATAATTCATTTGATGCTGTAATAGATAGTGATATAACAAAAGTATCAGGAACTTTAAAAATGTTATTCTCCATAGAAAAAGACGGTGTAAAAGTAAGTACATTCTTATTATCAGCAGAGGTAAAGGAAGGCATAGGAGAAAGTGCAGGAGGTTCAACTGGTGGAGGTACAGGAGGCGGAGAAGTAACAGTAGATCTTAGCAATTACTATAAAAAAAGTGAAACTTATAGTAAAAGTCAGATTGATTCGCAATTGAGAGATATTGCGAACAATTTTAAATTAGTTGCAGGCGCTAATAACGCTATAAAATTAATGTTCGGAACAAAAGAACTATCTAGTATTACCATAAATGGTGGTACAGTAGACCCAACGCCAACACCTAATACTTATACTGTAACTAATAATTTGTCCAACGCTAGTACCTCAAATAGTGCTACATCTGTAAAAGAAGGTACATCTTATAGTGCTACCATAACTGCTAGTAGTGGATATAGATTAAAATCTGTAACAGTAACTATGGGTGGTGTAGATATTACAAATACTGCTTATTCAAATGGCAGAATAAATATATCTAGTGTTACTGGAAATATTGTTATAACAGTTACTACTGAATATGTTTCAAGTGAAGTAACAAGATATACTATAACTAATAATTTATCTCATGCAAGTAATAGTAATACCGCAACAACTATAGAAGAAAAGTCTTCTTATACTGCTACTATAACTGCTGATAACAATTATAGAATAAAAAATGTAACAGTAACTATGTACGGCACAGATATTACAAATGATGTCTATTCAGGTGGTAAAATAATTATACCTAGAGTTATTGGAAATATTGTCATAACAGTTACTACTGAATACGTTTCAAGTGGAGGAGACGATTCAAATTTAGAAGGATTATTAAAAGATAGATTATTAGTATGGCATGATGAGTTTGATGGTCAAACATTAGATACAACAAAATGGAGATATGCGACTCATAATAGTGGAGGTAGTGAACAACAAGCATATACAGTAGGTAGAACTGAAAATGTTAGATTAGAAAACAGTAATTTAATATTAGAAGCAAGAAAAGATGGCTATGTTGACGGTTGGACATGGAGTAGTGGTAGAATAGACACAAGCGGATTAGTAGGGTTCAGATATGGAAGACTAGAGGCGAAACTGAAATATGATGTTGTATCTGGTGCATTCCCTGCCTTTTGGACAATTGGTACTTGCGCACACTATCCGACAGGTACAGATATTCATGGCGTTCATAAGAGTAAAGGAACTCAATGGGCACAAAATGGTGAAATTGATATGTTCGAAGGTAGAGGAGGTAAAAACGAAATCGGTCAAGGTGGTTGGTATAACCAAGATGACGGAAAAGGTAATCTAAGTATGGAATTTAGTAATAGAGCCATAGACGCATCTCAATATCACGTATATGCAGTAGAATGGACAGAAACAACAATGGTTGCGTATATAGACGATATTGAAACTGGAAGAAAAGATATATCTGATATAGTGTCATGGCAAAGACCAATGTATATTATATTAAATATGGCAGTTGGTTCTACAGGTGGATATCCTACAGATGACTGTACTTCAATGAAAATGGAAGTTGATTGGGTTAGAGTTTATGCACCAGTTGGAGTTACAGAAAAAACAGAGGTTCAATCTATTACATTAAGTCAAAATAATTTATCTTTCAATATGGGTGATGCCCCAATAGATGTTTATTACACAGTAAATCCTTCTACAGCTTGGGATAATAATGTTAATTATGAATCAAGTAATACTAGTGTAGCAGAAGTATACGGTTCAAGAATATATCCTAAAGGTATTGGTAATTGTAAAATAACAGCTAGAGCAACTAATGGAGTTACAGCGACTATTAACGTAACTGTAGCAGAAAATGCAAATATAAATGCTAAAAGTATTACATTAAACAAAGATACATTAGAAATTTATAATGGAACTAGTAGTACACTTATTCCAACTGTTACACCTGCTAACCATACTGACTCTATTCTTTGGAAATCAAGTAATACTGATGTAGCAACAGTAAGTAATGGTGTTGTTACAGGTAAAACTAAAGGTGTTTGTACTATAACTGCATACTCAAGTGCAAATGAAAATGTAAAAGCTGAATGTTCTGTAACAGTAAAAGAAGCAGTTCAACTTACAGAGCATACAACAAGTGGATTAACACTTCAATTAGATAGAAATGGTATGACTAGTACAACTTGGAAAAATAAAATAGACAACGTAGCATTACAATGGAAAGTTGCTAATAATAATTCAACTGATATAGCTCCATATATGAAATTTGACGGAAACAGTTTCTATTGGGAAGGAGCAAATTATAAAGACCACTTAACATTAGATAGATTTAGTAATTATTATGATTTTGGAGAATCTCAAACTGTAATACTTGCAGGTGATTTTACGAACGCTAAAAATCCTATTTTATCAAATAAACAAAAATTATCTCAAAATACAAGTTCAGCATATATAAATACAAATGAAGTTGGATATATCGGTGCAGATGGCACTAAATTAGGTGCAATAAATATGACCACTCAAGAAAAAGGGTATAAAATAGATGGTTGTATAGCATTAAGATACAATAAACAAACTTTAAGGGTAGACGCTGATACTATGGCATTCACAGAAAATACTCCAACAAATAAACATGTGACATTGTCATCAGCATTTAGTCAAGGAAGTTATCCTGCATTGTTAGGAAACGTTGCTACAGCAAAAATATATTGGAAAGTAGTATTAGTATATAATAGAGTATTATCAGATACAGAAGTACAAACAACTATGAGAGCTATAAAAACTTTTTTAAATTCGTAATTTAAAAATATTGCG